GCCCGTGATTTCCCCACTCTGCCACAACTAATACTTTTTCGTATATTGCTAATGCTTCTCTAACTGTATCCACAATTAATCTGGATACTGTTACGTATTGTTCAAACAACGTTGCGTCTATTTCGTGTAATTGCGCTGGATAGTTAAATAAACCTTCCACCATATCGCCACCAAACATAATAACTACATCTTTAACAGGGTGGTCAGCACGTTGAATATCTGTAATACGTTTTGCTTTAGTTACAAATTCGGTTACGCGTTTGCGCATTATTTGGCTGTTATAGGTGGTTGTCTTTTTACTACCTTGCCAGTCAGTTAAATGCCATAACGCAACTTCAGATTTAATTTTACGTTTATCAATAACAGGAGCAATAACTTCTTTAATTGCGCCCATAGATAATGTGGCGTCAAATGCGGCTTGAATAGTTGCTTCAACTAATTCTTCCGTGCGTTGTTTTGCGTCTTTTAATTGTTTTTGTGTGCGTATTAACGCTTTACGTAGTTCTACTACATCTGAACTGGCTACCTCGTCAGGTATTTCTTCCAGTTGTTTTTTTAAACTCATTTTTTCTTAGCCACGTCATAGAAAGCGCAACTCTGTGCGTGAGTTGTATATCCGATTTTGTCTAACCAATTATCTTCGTGTTCTGGATTTTTAAACGCTCTTACTGTTTTAAATGCGTCCATCATTAACGCAACTTTATAAGGTTCAATAGGTTCTACACCAAGTAATGCGCCCCATATTTTTCCTATGGTAATAAAGTTTTGATAAAAGTCGCCGTGATACATCTGGCGTTGTTCAAGTATTTCTTTTATTTGTTGTTCTGTTGGCACCGACATAAACCTTTTCTATGTTGCGAAATACTTATTTCAGCAATTTTGTAACCTTCTTTGCGTAAAGCAGTAGCAAGAGTTACATCTGGTAGATTTTTTTTAATAGCCGTTTCAAGTGCTTTTTTATCAGCGTCATTTAATTTATTTATTATTCTGGCAAAAGGGCAAATAGTATTACCCTTATAACGTGCTTCTTCAATAGAGTTCTCTAAAGACATAACAGAAGAATACAGGCAAGACCAGATAAAAGACAATTAAACACGCCTTAACTTTTATCTAAAAAAATAAGCCTTTACCTAGCAAATTACTTCCCCATAATTGCTAGATAAAGGCAAATTTATTATTTAGTTTTTTTTGTGGCTTTCTTCTTCAAATCAGTTTCCAACCACGCCGCGACCTTACCCCAAGCAGGGTCATTCTTGTCAATACCGCGAAGTGCTGGACCAATAATTGCGGCGGCTAATCCGTAAGCAAACGCTTTCATATCGCCGTTACTAACCTGCCATACTGGTAATGCTACTAATACAAAATGACGTGCGGCAGATTTAAGCATTAGTTTTTCTTTTTCCGATAATTTTTTCATATATCTCCTATGGTCTGGCAACAGCCATTACTAACGAATATGAACGCTTTTTTTCATATACGCCATCACCGTTGCTTTGTGAACCAGATTTATCTGCGGCTGTATTTCCTTCAATACAAACTAACCGCTTCAATTTGGTGTTATTCTTAATAACAATACCCACGTGGTCTGGTTCCGCGTCAGTATCAAATTGGAAAAAAGCAATATCTCCTGCTTGCGCTTCTCCAACAGGAACAAGTTTATTTTTCTTAGCAAACCAAGAAAGACCAACCGCGCAACTAGCAAAGCCTTTTTTACCGCTAGCCGCAACTTTTTTAATCTCGCCTGTTTGTTCAAAACACCACGATACGAACATAGCGCACCACGGATTATGATTTAATCCATACCATTTACCATATTTGGTATTGTTATTTTTACCTTCTTGATAATTAAGTTCTTGTTTAGCAATATCTATAACGTTCATTTATCCACCATTAATCTATATATTTCGTCAATACGTGCTTCCAATTTATCTACTTTTTTATCAATATCTGAAACTTTATCTTTTATACTTGAACCGCCATTAGGCTTTAATTCGGATAGATAATATTTAACAAGATGACGAACACCCACGGCTAATGCTCCCATTAGGGTTGTAACGGATACGGCTAAGGCAGCCCAATTTTGAACAGACATAACGTTATGCTACCACCTAAGCAATAATTGCTACACCATTTAAGATTAATTTTGAATTGGTATCTAAAACAGTTGGCGAATTATGGTCCACAATAGCCGAACCGCCGTTAGAAGTGGGCGACCATAAATACATATTGGAAGAACCTTTCGCTAATATTCCAAATATGGTATAGGTATTTCCGTTATCTGAAATATAACCAGGCGCAATAACATCGTGTTCAAAGGTTGGAAAACCTGCTGGTAAAGTGAAATAAATTTGCCCTGTTCCCCAACTTGTAACAGTTGTGCCTAATATTTCAGCATACGCCGTTAGCATTTTTCCTACGCGCTCGCCTTCAACAGTTACAGGGCTACCAGTAAAAGTTATATTGTTATTTGTTGTTTTTAATGTTGGATAAACGGAAAGAATTGTTGGCGATAAATTATTATCCGCAATTTCAACCCATTGAGTTCCATTCCAATATTTAATAAGTTGTGCGTCAGTATCATAAAACTGGTCGCCTATTCGTGGATTAGTAGGCGTATTAGTTGAAAAATCTACGTTAGGTGTAGTAAATCTTTGCGCAGTTTCTAATTTATTTAAACGCTGGTAAATATCGTTAAACATAACGCGCAAATCAGGTGGTTGATTTATATATGCCATAACGTTTCCTAGTTAGTTGTAATTGTTAAGGTTATGGTAACGCGTTCTGGTCCATTTTCACCGGGTTCCACGTTAAGTCCGACAATGCGGTAAATTTCATCTAAACCATTAGGAAATCGTTCATCTGTAATCATTAAACGAATATCGTCACCAATTGCGTAAGTTCCGTATTGTGGTTCAACAAAGGCTGGAACTACAACTTTAATAATTGGCGGTGGTTCGCTAAGTGCTAATACGCGACCTGTGGCAAGTTCATCTAAAACGTTTTGGTCGGTAATATCTGAATAAGAAGTAGTTGTTTGTAATAACGGAAAACCATCAACAAAAGAAGTAGCCGCCGCCGCAACCGATATTAATTTACCTTCATTAGAACCAGCACCAGTTACGTATAACGTATTAGAAGTAATGGAACCGTCTTCGGGATATTCGTAACTTGTTATATTTCCAGCAGGAAACATAAATACATTTGTATCCATATCGCCTACGCCAGTATCAACGTGTCCTGTTCGTGGATAACCTAATACTAAAGTTTTTTTAGGTTCATTTGTAACGTTGTCGTATTCAACTTTAATATTAAAATCAAAACCATCATCTTGGTCTGATAAATCTTTTATTGCTTGCCATACTTGTTTAAATTCATAATCGTAATAAACGCGGTCAATTAATACGCCAGATGTTTCACTACCAGTTATAACGCCAATATCGCCATAAGGAAGCAATTGTGCGTCGTCAATTAACGTTCTAACTATTTCTAATTGGTCGGTATTAGCAAAGTTTTCAGTAGTTGTAATTAATCTACGTTCAAAATAACTTTCAAATTCTCTGGCTGTAATAGATATTGTTTGTGCGTCAGAGTTATAAGAGCGCGCCCAAATAACACCGCCCCAAACTAATTCGCCATTCCTATCCACATAAATAGCGTTACGCGCAGGAAGCGTGGCGTTATCTACGTTATATTCAGCCGAATTAATACCAGATAAAAGAATATGCGCTTGGAAAGTTCCAGCCGTATTTAATTGCTGATTAAAACTAACGCCAGTTATGGGTAGTTCCGCAATAATCTCGTTAGTAAGTAAATCGGCAAACAGATACCGATAGGTAGTAGTCATTTGCCGACCTTCCTAGAGATTAACCCCAATAAGCGTCTAGTAGTGGGTCTTCGCCTTTTTTAAACGCTTCGGCAGATTGCTGCTCTCTCAATATTTCCGCTTCTGTTTTCTGTCTAATAACAAATTGTCTTACATATTTTCCGTCTATTTTTTGCGGTGCTAGTTCAACACATATTTCATCGTTTGCAATTTCAGGAATAGAGCCTTCTACTTCCACCCAATTAGCATTCGGATTTAAGTTTTTGTCTCCTTCATAACAAGGATATTCGTTTGTATCTGCATTTATGTATATTGTCATATTGTTGCCTTTGTTAAACTTCCAGTATCACTTGTCGCGGTAAATGTTGTAGTAGTTGCGGAGTAACTAGAACTTACTATGGTCGCACCTGCGTTACCAAATGTGAAACCACCTGCCGCTTCAGTTAAACTAGCAGCCGCATAAGTAACTGTTTGTCCGTGTAATGAATAAGTGCCTGTAAGTGAGCCGTCTGTTGGAACACAGGCGATAAAGCCGCGTGACGGATTTAGATTAAACCCGCCTACTGCGTAAATATCGTCACCTGATACTTTTAATGACTCAAAACGAACCGCCGAAGCACTTGCGCCTATTTTTCTTTGCCATTGTAAAGTTCCCGATGAATTATACTTAGCCAAGAAACCTTCAGTAGAGTATCCGCCAAAATAACCATTTCCAGCAACATAGATATTTCCGTCAGAGTCAGTATCTATAGCGTTTTGACTACCTGGCCCTATCGCACCTGCACCATTAGTAAATATTCTTTGCCAGTTTATATTTCCTGAACTATCTATGCTTGTTGTGACTATTGCGTTTTGTGTTCCACCTGTACCTGTTCCTATAGCATAGAGTCCGTTGCTAGGAGCAAGTTTTACAGAAGTCCAGATGTAATTAGGGTTATTTTCTTTTTGCCAATTAAAAGCATTGTAAGATGAGTTTATGCTAGCCATATATCCACGCGTAGCACCTTTAATAAACCCAACAACATAAAGATTTCCCGTTGATGATACTGTAAAACCATAAGGCAACATATCTACAGGGCTTGGACTTGATAAGGCAAATTGTGAAGCAATAGTGCCGTCTTCACTTGTGACTAAAACTGGTGAGTCATAAGGCGAACTTAATGGGTATCCTGAAAAATACATAGTGTTAGCAGAAGCATTGTGATACGCTCCTTGAATAAAGTCCATATTGTAACTAACTTGCGCCTGAATTGTTTGAGATGAGTTTTGGCGCATATAGCGTGCTTCGCTTTGTTTTCCATTGGCAATAAGCAAATCGTCATCGCTATCAATAAATATGTAAGAAGTGCCACCAGCATCATTTATTTCTCTACCACTACTTACTGTGACCGCAGTTGGGTCTAATAGAGCAACATAAGAGCCGTATGGAGATTGACTTGTCCAAGTGCCAACCGCAATAGTTCCGTTAGAAAGAACATTGACCGCTTGCGCTCCTGTATCTGCGCTCGTATTCGGTGTAATGGTCGCAATAAAATTAGTGCGATTTACAGGGCTTACAGATAATTTACTAGAAGCAATAACTCCAAGAATAGGCATTAGGCAATATC